ATGGCAGCAAAAAAGGAAAGTTCATCCAAGCAGCTCCCCACCGGCCCGGCAGGGGATAAAAAGGCAGCGCTGGAGACGGCACTGGCCCAGATCGAAAAGCAGTTTGGCAAAGGCGCCGTGATGAAGCTTGGGACAAACGTTGCCATGCAGGTGGATGCCATTTCCACCGGCAGCCTGGGGCTGGACCTGGCGCTGGGCATCGGCGGCCTGCCACGCGGACGCATCATTGAGGTATATGGGCCGGAATCTTCCGGTAAAACCACCCTGGCCCTGCATGTTCTGGCTGAAGCCCAGAAGCTGGGCGGCGAGGTTGCCTTTATCGACGTTGAGCACGCCCTGGATCCCACCTATGCCCGCGCCCTTGGCGTTGACATTGACAGCCTGCTGGTCAGCCAGCCGGATACCGGCGAGCAGGCCATGGAAATCTGCGAAGCTCTGGTACGCTCCGGCGCGATTGACGCTATTGTTGTGGACTCTGTTGCTGCCATGGTGCCCAAAGCCGAAATTGAAGGCGAAATGGGCGATTCCCACGTTGGCCTGCAGGCCCGCCTGATGAGCCAGGCTCTGCGTAAGCTGACCGGCATCATCGGCAAAACAAACACCGTCTGCATCTTTATTAACCAGCTGCGCGAAAAAGTCGGTGTGATGTACGGCAACCCTGAAGTGACCACCGGCGGCCGCGCCCTGAAATATTATTCCTCTGTACGGATTGATGTGCGCCGCATTGAGGGCCTGAAGGACGCCAGCGGTTCCTTTATCGGCAACCGTACCCGCGCCAAGATCGTCAAGAACAAAGTGGCACCCCCGTTCCGTGAGGCCGAGTTTGACATCATGTTCGGCGAGGGAATCTCCAAACTGGGCGAAATGATCGATCTGGGTGCTAAGCTGGGCATTGTGCAAAAGAGCGGCGCATGGTTCAACTATGGCGATATCCGCCTGGGCCAGGGCCGCGATAATGCCAAGCTCTACCTGAAAGAACACCCTGATGTGGCTGCTGAGATTGAAAAGCAGGTGCGCGAAAATGCGGACCGTCTGCTGGCGGCCGGCAAAAAGGGAACCGTGAAGCCGCTGGAGAAGCCGGCTGTTACCCCCGTTGCTGCTGAAGATGCCCCTGCCGCTCCCATGGCGGATGCACCTAAGACCACCGGCAGCGAGATGGACCTCGACATCATGGTTGACGAATAACTTACGCCTTTGCGATAAAACACTAGGCATCGAATAAAGAACAACCATTCGTAAATTATCAACTTCTTTATGCTGCGCGATGCTCCGGTATTCTCCTTGATTTGCAGTCGTATTTCGGTCGTAGGTCGTATAAAAGTCGTAGAAAACGGCAGAATAATTCAATAAAATGAACCCCTGGAGCAACACTCTCCAGGGGTTCATTTTATTGAATTTCTTATTTCTGGGCCTGCTTGATAACCTGATCCGCACCGGTAGCCGCAAGGCCAGAAACAATGCCCACGGCAAGCGCGGTCAGCGGATCAGCGGCGGGAAAGTCCGGCACGTTGATGTACATGGCGGCCACCCCCAGCAGGCCGCCAAGGGCACCACAGATGGACGGCAGCCACTTGTTGGCCAGTGGGGTTTGCTTGATGGCGGTGGCAGCAAGGTAGCAGATAACGGTGATGCAAGCGACGCTTGCGATGCCAAAGGATGCAATATCCATGATTTTTCCTCCTATGTCTCTGTGTGTGATTTTCAAGCAGTTTTGTTTTCCAGGTCCGCGATCCGGTGGTTTGCCACACGCAGCTGCTCTTCCAGCACCGGCACCCGCTGGGCAAAGTTATTGTGAGCGCGGACTTCGCGGGTCAGCTCCTCCAAGCGGGCATCCGTGACCGCCTGGGCCGTTATCATCCGCTGTTCGGTACGGCGGGCAGCCATCATGTTGGTGATAACCACCCCCAGCAGGCTCAGCCCGCCGGTGATCAGGGCAACGATGATAGCATCCATGCTCATACCTCCACGATAGGGATGCCGTAGGCTACGGCGGCATCGTGCTCAATGCGGCATCCGCGATAGTCCTGCCAGCCAGGGGCGAACACTGCAAAATCGGCGGTGCCCAGCAGCTTGAGGCTTTCGCCCAAATACCACAGCGGCGTTGCGTCAGTCGGGGCGCCCTCGAAAAAGGATTTGATGACCTCGATTTCCTCATGGGTTTTCATGCACACATCAGCAATCAGCGCCTTGCGCTCTTTGAGGATTTCCTCGTCGGTCTTGCCGCGCATCGGCTGGGAGATAAACAATTTTTTCACCGTATCACCCCACATACTCGGCCTTGTACAGCCCTGCATCAATCAGCTGCAGCTCTGCGCACTTGCGCATGATGTACCAGGCGTCGCCGCTGGATACCGGTCCAACGTCCAGCCTCCACTGGTTGCCACCCACGCAGGTTTCGCGGTAGAGACCGGCTGCAATCAGCCCCAGCCCCTCACACAGGGCGCGGATGGTTGCGCGGTCGCCGCTGGAGATACGGCCAATAGTAATCCGCTGCTTGTCCAGCTTGTTGGGGGTGGTGTCCTCCGGGGTGGGCACGGTGTGGCCCTGCAGGCCCGCCTGGATCATCAGCTGCTCATAGTCCTTGTAGACCCGGTTGCAGTCCAGGCTGGTGCCGTAGCCGGGGATGCCCAGGGCATTGCGGCTAGAATACTGCCAGATGCCATAGGGCAGGGGACAGGTGCATTTGCTGCTGTACTGCGCTACCCAAATATCATATTTGGAGAGTACCTCGTAGTCCAACCGGTTGCGGATAAAATCGCAGCTGGCATACAGGATGCCGTAGTACCCTGCGGCCTCAATTTCAGACAAAAAGGCCAGGACAAGTGCCGTGCGCTGGGCATTGGTCAGACGCAAGATACACGGCTCATACTCAATGTCATACGCCACCGGCAGGCACAGGTGCTTGCCCTTGATCGCGGCCAGGCAGCAGCGGGCTTCCTGCCGGGCATCCGCCGGGGTGCTGGCGTAGCTGTACCAGTACACGCCGTACTGGATGCCCAGGCGGGTGCACTCAGCGGCGTTGTGTTCAAACTGCGGGTCAACCTGGCTGCTGTAACGGCCATACCCGGCGCGCAGCATGGCATGGCGGATGCCCTTGTTATAGGCTGCCTGCCAGTCAAATTTGCCCTGGTGTTTTGACACGTCGATTGCATAATACATGTATTCCACTTCCTTCATATCGTGCGTTACGCTGCTGTAACTGCCCAGCTTGACCGCACTGCTGGCCGTGTTAAAATCGCTGTCCAGCCAGTTCAGCGGGTTGGTACGGTTGCCTCTCCACCGCACCTCAAAATGCAGGTGTGCTCCATAGCAGTTGCCGGTATCGCCGCTGTAGCCGATCAGCTGCCCCTCCTGCACCTGCTGTCCCTGCGCCACGCAAAGCTTGCTCAGGTGGGCGTACAGCGTTTCCAACGTGCCGTACTTGTATGTAGCGTGGCGCAGCTTGACCATGTTGCCGTAGCTGTTGATGTCCCCCTGGGTGCGGTGGCCATTCCAGCGGTAGGCCGTCTCCACCGTGCCACCCTCTGCGGCGTATACCGGCGTGCCTACCGCCGCGCGGAAATCCAGCGCCCGGTGCAGGCTGCCGTCATTGTAGATCCAGCCCGCGGTGATGATGTGTTGGGCCAGGGGCCAATGCAGCAGGGCTTCTTCATTCTTCAGCCGCATTTTTATCCTCCTTATTTTGTCCTCTTCCATATCCATACCGATAAATAAGGCGGCATGTTGTTGTGGGCTGCCCCGGAACCGCCGGAGGCGACTGTTACGGTTTTGGATTCCCAGTTCGGAATACCCCAGCCACTTGATTGCGTTTGGACATACGCATCCGCAGAGCTTCCGGTTTTGGAGCGTATTACGTTGCTTCCGTTGGCCACAGACAGCGAATAATCCGGTAGCTCGCTTTGTGTAAGCTTATGGGCGAATTCGCCCCCAGTGCTACCTGCGGGATGACTGCTGGAAGCAGCAAACAGGAAAGTATCAGATATCATTTCCCACGTGCCACCAAATAGATTTGCCGGGCTTGTACTGTTTACGCTCATGTAAATGCTGCCAATCGGCCAGGCCGCAAGTTTTGCTTCCGCGATGGCTGCAAATACCGCTGCTGGTGTTGCTGCAATTCCTCCGCTGGTTGAACTGATTGAACTGGTCGAATCGCTCAGCTTCACGCCGCCCGCGGTCGAAGCATTACCTGTCGGCAGTGTATATTTCGTATCTGTTGTCGGCGGTGTATACCCCAAAGCACTTGTCACGTTCGCCTTTGTCAGGCTGATCGTACCGGAACTCACCGTAATGTTACTCCCGATTTTTACACCGCCAAGAGTTGAACTGGTAGCGGCAGGCAGCGTATAGGTACTGGAGGAGGCTGGTGTCATATAAATCTGGTTCGCATTCAACGTTCCAGAACTTTTCGCATTGTCGTACTGGCTCTGGGTCAGGTAGTTGATCACCAGGTTGTCAAGTTTTGTATCCGTCGCCATAATCAAATACCTCTCGTCACAATCGCGCTGATTGCGGATAGTCCGCTCGGCAGTCCCGTCAGTTTTCCGCCGCTGATGCTCAGGCTCAGGCTGGTGCTGCTTGGGCTGCCGTATATGGCGCCCTTGTAATACTTGTCGCCTGCAAACGCAATCAGGCTCGTAGTCTGCCCGCCCCAGCCGCCTTGACTGGTTATGGTGCCGTAGCCCCAAATCTTAATGGTTCCGCTGGCGGTCTTAAAACTAACGCTTGGGCTGGTGCTGGTAACGGCATAAGCCTCTACATTGTTATTGCCACTGCCGCCGGAACTCCCGCCGCCGGTATAAGTACCTGTCACACCAAAAACGCTCACACCGCTCTTAATGTTCCCGGCCACCAGGTTTGCATCGCCCTTGATTGTTTGTGTCCCGCTCAGGTATTGCCCAGATGCAATGCTCTGGTCGGTTGTCTTCGGGATGTAAGTTGCTGCGCTTTTTTTGGTCACATCACTGCCAATATAAGTGCTCGATATCGCATTCACGGTCACTTTGCTCAGTCCGTCATATCCGCTGTCCGGGCTTACCGTCTGGGTGCTCTCGCTGGGCGTAACCGTTTTGGTCTGCAAGTTTGGCGTGTTTCCGCCACTGCTGCTCCCGGCATAACTGCCTGTCACATTAAAAATCTTTACACCGCTCTTAATATTGGCCGCAGTCAAATTGCTGTCACCCTTAATCGTCTGGGTTCCATTCAAATACTGGCCGGATGCAATGCTCTGGTCACTCGTTCCCGGCGTATAAGTCGCAGCACTTTTTTTCGTCACGCCGCTTCCCACATAAGTTTTTGATACTGCATTCACTGTAACCTGGCTCAAACCATCATAGCCATTGTCGGCCTTAACCGTCTGTGCGCTCTCACTGGGGCTTACGGTCTTGCTCTGCAAACTCGCCCCACTTGCACCACCCGTCACAAAGCCGCCCTGCATGTCAACGGCATTGCTGCCTAAATACACACCCATGCAGCTGTCACCACCTTCTGAGCGTAACGTTTGTCGCGCCAACGCTGGCTGCCGTTATGTCAATGGTTTTTGCGCTGCTGCCGTCCCATGCGCCCTGACTGGTTCCGTTCAGTTTGATGGTCAGGCTGTTATTTAGTTTTTCGGCGCTCGTTGCGGAGCCGCCTGCGTTGCTGGAACCGGCATAGTTTGTGGTTCCGGTGACTTTGGCCCCTGTGGCACTGTGGGCAATTACCCCTTTCGGCAGGTCGGCAGCCCGCACCGTATCGCCGGTCAGGTCGAGGACAACTTCATCATTGATAACAACCTTGTTTACGGCCATGCTCAGCCTCCGATCGTCAACGTCTGGCCGCCAGCCGCATTATCAACGTATGTGGCCGGGATCGCCTGCACAGTAACTTGAGACAGGCAGTTATACGCTTTGTCGGGCAGCACAACCTGCTGCTCAAAGGTCGGCGTAACGCTCTTGGCCTGCGGCTTCATACCTTCGCTGCCGCTCATAGAGCCTTTCACGCCCAGGACTGTAACGCCCTCGCGGATATTTGTGGGCACCAGCTTGGCCTGTTCGGTCGCCGCGATAGTCACTCCGCCCGCGCCATCATGAAAGCCCATGGGAATGGTGTACTTACCAGAAACGGTGCTGATTTCACCGTTGACTTCGCCGTTGTTGGGCATTGTGCCGGTCATTTTAGCGCCACGCGCGTAGAATGTTTTCCCGTTCAAAACCTCCGCCACAGCTGCGGTAGCATCGCTGGTATCCGCGTCTTTTGTGCTGGTGCCGGTAATGGGCGCGCCGGACTTATCGTGTGCCGTGATACCTTTTGCCAGCTTGTCCGGGGTAATGGTATCTGCGGTAAGGTCAAGCTTCGTTTCCTTGCCGATAACCACCTTGTTCACATATTTATTGGGCATTGTAGTACTCCTCTCCTATAATCAGTGTGTAGCCACTGGAATCGTTGGCTACCTCGTACTGAGGTATCTTCTTGATTGTTAGGTCCTGCTGCATTAGTCGCTTTGCGGTGGGCAAAACCTGCGCCGAGAACAACGGCGTGATGTCATACGGCCCGCTGTACTCCGGCGCACCCACCACTGTGGTGCCGGTCACGTCCACCCGCACGGATGCCGCCCCGGCAATGCGCACTGATACGGCGCTCTGTTGGGCCACTCGCACCTGGATCATGCACCATCAACCTCCTGGAATAAGGTCGGGCTCATTTTGAGCGTCAAAATCTCCGTCTGCGGCTGGTCAGTGCTGTCCCGCAACGTGATGCGGGTGTCCATGTACAATGCTTCGCCGCCCAGGAATTTGTACGTTTCTTCCCGCGTCCAGGGGATAAGGATGATGTTCTGTCCTTCCTGCCGGGTGCAGTCGTCGGGCCAGACGTTGGTTTTAATGGCCGGGAAGCCTTTGCAGCTCTTCTGTTTGAACACAAATTCGATCCGGCTTACCTCGTCCAGGCTCATGCCGATTTCAACCGGCAGCGCAAATTGCGTTCCCTGTTTCATTCGTTTTTCTCCTCAGCGCCTTAATTCGGCATTTTTTCTTCCTCTGTTTTCGGAGTTTCGATGTTTGCCGCCGCTGCTTCTTCCGCTGCCATGTTCTCGCGCACGGCATTCAAAACGTTCTCCAAAATCAACTCCGTCACGGCAAACGGCAGCGTTGCTTCGTTAATTGCAGCAATAACTTTGCGTTTGCACTCTTTAATGCGTTTGTTGTCAGTCATGGGGCATCCTCCTTACAGCCGCGCGTTTACGGCGTTTTTCAGTGTGACAATGGCGGCCAGAACCTCTTCGTCCAGGGCTACAAAGGACCCCCGGTTGTTCTGGCTGGTGATGTTGCCGTTACCGTCCAGTTCCATGTAGGTGTAGCTCACTCGCTCACCCTCGGCAGTCGTTACGACCGCCACGCCGGATAATTTTTTCATTGCAATTCCTCCAAAAGAATGTCTGCGGTTTCGTTCGCGCCTGTATCTATAGCGAGCAGGTCAGCTGCGGCATCGGTGCTGGCCTCCTGCGCTCTTGCGGCGGTGCTGGCTGCCAGCTCAACGCCTGCCGGATCACCGGCAGGATAGCTGCTGTCGCTGCGGTCGGCGTAGCTGCCTTCATAGCCGCGCTGTGCGGCCATAGCCAGCCACGAAAATTTCTGCCCCGGTGCGCCGTGTACAATGGCGTACTGGCCACAATCCTCCGCCCACAAATGGCCGGTGCCGTCAAGGTCAGTCAGCAGCCAGGCGGGCTGCCCGTACTGGGCGATGGTCTCCGCATAGCGTGGGTCAAGGGCAATTAGGCACCAGCCGTCTGGGCTGCACCGGCCCTTACCCCAGTCCGCAAAGGTCGGCACGGGGGTCTCGAACGCGGCCATTTTGACCGCGCCGAAGCTGGTAGCTACCACGCGGGATTTCTCGCCCCAAACGTCCAGATTGTGTACATTCAGCTTGCCGCTCACACCGACGCGCGTCGTATTAAAATCGGCGTCGCTGTCGTCGCTGCGGTTGTAGGTGATCTGCATCCCAACGTAAGATGTGGGGTTAAGTCCATTCACCCAGCCATAGCTCATGTACTTGCTGCTTGCGCCAAAATAGGACCGCCCAGCCTCCGAGTACAGCACGCCGGTCAGGCCGATGCTGCCGGTGTTGATGGTGGCATACCATGCGATGTGCCGGTTGTCCAGAAACACGCGCTCACCGGCCTCGGTGCCCATACGTATCCAGGCGTTATCCAGGTCGTACACGGTGGTGTAGTTGAGGTTATGCAGCTGCCCGGTGGTAATGTTGCCGCCGTTGATGATTGTCTTGTCCTGGTTCCAGGTACTCAAATCCGAAAATGTCACCACGCCGGATAGGTTGATCTGCGCGCTGGTAATCTCCGTTCCACCCGCCGTCAGCTTGATGGTGCTGCTGGTTCCGCTTGTGCTGGCCGTCAGCTTAATTCCGTTCACCGTCTGCTTGATCTCGGTTTTTGTTTCGGTGGTAGTCAGGTAATCGCCGCTGCTGGCCGTCCAGGCAGTGGGGGTGTTTCCCATCTGCACCATGGGGTGCATGATGGTCAGATCGTTGGTAACGGTGGCGTTATCGTTGGCTGTGCTTACAAACAGACCGTCCGCATAGCCGTCCGCGGTCGCCGTGAACGCCGCCCAGCGCAGCTTCCAGCCGTTGTCCAGCGCAATGTCCTGCTTCGCATTTTTGAATGCATTGCCGTAATAACTTTTTGCGCCGCTGCTGTTCTTGGTCTCAAACTGCAAAAACAGGCTGTCCGTGCCAGAGTTGAGCTTGTACAGTACGCTGGCGCAGTAGGTCATGCCCTTGGCAATCACCAGTGACTTATCCGCGCCAAAGTGGAAGCGGGTGTTCTGCGCCCTATTGGTCACCCGGACGGATTCACCGCTGATCGTGTATGTTCCTTCTTTTCTCAGGTCATTGCCGCCTGCATCCAGGGTCGCATTGTTCCAGTCATCGGTGCCCGCAATAATATTGTTGCCGCCCGTAAT